GTGTTGATGGTACTGGAAACGTATCTACAGATGGAGTTCAAACTTTAACAAACAAAACTTTAACTTTACCAAAAATAAATGAAGATGTTACAACAACTTCTACTTCAACAGAATTAAATAAATTAGACGCACTAAGTAGAGGAAGTATTATTTATGGTAACTCTAGTGCAGCTACAGCAATTTTAACTAAAGGTAGTGCTAACACAGTATTAACATCAGATGGAACAGATTTAAGTTGGCAAGCTGCATCTACAGGAAGAACAGGTACAGTTGATTGGTGTACAACAGCAAAGACAAGTCCTTTTACAGCAGTATCAGGCGATGGATTTTTTGTAAACACAACTGGTGGAGCTGTTACAGTTACTCTTCCAAGCTCACCTTCAGCAGGTGATATTGTTTCTATAGCAGATTATGCAGGAACGGCAGCTACTGCGTGTAAACAAATTACTATTGGTAGAGGTGGTTCTAAATTTCAAGGAGTTTGTAATTGTGGTGTTCTTAATAAAGAAAGAGAATCTGTTACTTTAATTTATGTTGATGGAACTCAAGGATGGGTGCCTATTCAAGATCAAGAAGGTTCAAAAGAAAATAAAGAATACATGGCTGCTAGTGGCGGAACTGTTACTTCTAGTGGAGATTACAAAATTCATACATTCACTTCTAGTGGATGTTTTCAAGTTACTGCTGCTGGTAACGCAGCAGGATCAAATAAAGTTTCTTATGTAGTCGTAGCTGGCGGTGGCGGAGCAGGCGGTGATGGTGGAGGAGGAGGAGGAGCAGGAGGATTTAGAGAAGGTAAATGTACATCTGATCCTTATGCTGATAGTCCTTTAGATGCAGGAGCAGGTTTATCCGTTCCAGCTGCAACTTACCCAATTACAGTTGGTGCTGGAGGTGCTGGAGGCGCACAACCTGCAACAGGCGCACAAGGAGCAAATTCAGTTTTTTCAAGTATTACTTCAACAGGTGGAGGAATCGGAGGTGGAAGAGGTGCGGCAGGAAATGGTGGTTCAGGTGGAGGTGGACAAAGAGGTTCACCACGAGCAGCTGGCACAGGAAATACACCCCCAGTTAGTCCTGCACAAGGAACTAATGGTGGTGGTGGTGGTCCACCAAATGGTGGCTGTGGTGGAGGTGGCGGTGGTGGTGCAACTGCTGCTGGAGGAGCAAATGCTACTTGTTGTGGAGGAGCTGGAGGCGCAGGTGCAACTTCTTCAATTAATGCAACTCCAACTGTAAGAGCAGGTGGTGGTGGAGGTGGTGCAACTCCTGCTCCATCTACAAAAGGTTCAGGAGGTGCAGGAGGTGGAGGTAATGGTTCAGGTTGTGGAACTTCAGGAAATGCAACATCTGCTACAGCTAACACTGGAGGTGGTGGAGGAGGATCATCAGGTGGTCCTGGAATACCAGTTACTGCAGGTGGATCAGGTGGTTCAGGTATAGTAATAATAAGATATAAGTTTCAAAATTAATGAATTTATAAACTTTAAGAAATAAGATATAAGGAAAAAAATTATGGCACATTACGCAAAACTAGGAATAAACAGTAAAGTTATAGGAGTAGAAGTTGTAGCTAATGCTGATTGTCAAAATGCTGATGGCATTGAAGATGAAGAAGTTGGCAGACAATTTTTAGAAAGAATACACAACTATCCTCATTGGGTTAAAACATCTTACAATACAAAAGGTGGACAACACAAAAATGGCGGAACACCTTTAAGAGGTAATTATGCTGGTATAGGTATGATTTATGATGAGAACAATAATTTGTTCTTACCTAAAAAACCTTATACAAGTTGGGTATTAAATGTTTCAGAAGCTAGATGGCAATCACCAGCAGGTGATGCTCCTGCTTTTACAGTAGAACAAACTTCACAAAACGAAGCTAGAACTCACAGTTGGTCTTACAACTGGAATGAATCTAGTCAATCTTGGGGTATAGAAAATAGCTTAGCTTAATTTATGCAGAAGGTGGTACTGTCTGAAATAGATTTAATTCATGGTCCTGTTGATCTTCCTAAAGGTTTTGAAATTAATAGAAAAAAAATTAAAAACAATATTATAAAATCTTTTATAGATCAAAAACGAATCAATATAAATTCAAAAGCATATTCGTATGAGGATTATGAAGTTCCTTTCTCACAACCTTTGCAATGGTTTAAAGATTATATTAGAGATAATGTTCGAGTAGAGTATGGATTTACTTTAGTTGAAAAATCACAACATGGTAATGTATTACATCCTAAAGAACAATCTTATTTAAGGCATCAAATAGAACCTGTTGACTTAAGAAACTCACCTGATTACACATTAATTTATGCTTTAGATTGTGCAAAAGATTCTTGTGAACTTGTTATTGAATATGATGATAACAGAAGAAAAAATAGAACATGGCATTTACCTGTGCATAACAATCACTTCTATATGTTTCCTGCCACACAAAAATACTTTATAACTAAGAATAATTCTAAACAACTAAACGTTATGTTAACTATTAATTATGAATATATCTAATTATTATTGGTATTTTCAATCTGTCATACCACCAAGAATTTGCGATATGATTGTACAATATGGTAAAGCAGAAAAAAAAAGAGAAATTATGGCTATTACAGGAAGTTATGGTAGAGATAGAAATTTGAACGAACAACCTCTTACTAACAAAGAAATAAAAAATTTACAAAAGAAAAGAGATTCAAATATTGTTTGGATGAACGATAGATGGATATATAAAGAAATTCAACCTTACATTAGAATGGCAAATACAAATGCTGGTTGGAACTTTGATTGGGATTGGTCAGAATCTTGTCAATTTACTATATATAAAAAAGGTCAATACTATGATTGGCATTGTGATAGTTGGGATAAGCCTTACATGGAAGAAGGTCCAACAAAAGGTAAAATTAGAAAGTTATCTGTAACTGTAACTTTAACAGATCCAAAAGAATACAAAGGTGGAGAGTTAGAGTTTGATTTAAGAAATGAAGACCCTGATAAAAAACCAAATATGAGAATTTGTACAGAAATACTACCCAAAGGTAGTCTTGTTGTATTTCCTTCTTTTGTTTGGCATAGAGTTAAACCAGTAACTAAAGGAGAAAGGAATAGTTTAGTCATTTGGAATCTTGGCTATCCATTTAAATAATATGATACAAGGCGGAAATAATAAACAAAACAAAAACCATGTAGATTTTAAATCTGCGTTTTATTTTCAAACACCAGTATGGATTGCAGAAGCACCCATGTTTTTAAAAAACGCAACTAAAGTAACAGATAAATATATTAAGAAATCAGAAAAAACTCTTAAAGATAAATTAAAAAACGAACCTAAGTGGAAGAAAGATATAGGTACATTTGGTTTATCTAAACACAGCGAAAGTTTTTCTAACGATCCTAAAGTAAAAGACTTAGTTCAATTTATAGGTCAACGATCTTATGAATTTTTAGATTGGCAAGGATTTAATTTACAAAATCATAGCTTACACTTTACAGAATTTTGGGTACAGGAGTTTAGTGAAAAAGGTGGTGGTCATCATTCTACACATCAACATTGGAATCAACACGTATCAGGTTTTTATTTTTTAAAATGTAGTGAAAAAACATCTTATCCAATATTTCATGAACCAAGACCTGGTGCAGAGATGACAAAGTTACCTTTAAAAAATCAATCACAAATTACAATGGGAACTAATCAAGTACATTACAAACCTAATCCAGGAACTATGATTATTTTTCCAGGTTATGTTCCACATGAATTTGCAGTAGATGCAGGACTAGAACCATTTAGATTTATACATTGGAATATAAAAGTTGTTGAAACAGCAATATCAAAAGAAAGGAGCAACAATGAGCTTCCAAAAAAATAAATATTGTGTTATCAAAGAAGCTGTACCAAAAGATATAGCTACATTTGTTTACAATTATTTTTTACTTAAAAGACAAGTGGCTAGAACTTTGTTTGACGAAAAATATATATCAAACTTTACAGAAGAATGGGGTACATGGTCAGATCAACAAGTTCCAAATACATATTCACACTATGCAGACATAGCTATGGAAACATTGCTTATGAGAACTCTACCTATTATGGAAAAGAAAACAGGACTTAAATTAAATCCTACGTATTCTTATGCAAGAATATACAAAACAGGTGATGTGTTACACAGACATAAAGATAGATTTTCATGTGAAATATCTACAACATTAAATCTTGGTGGTGATCCATGGTGTATATATTTAGAACCTAAAAAAAACGTAGGCATACCTGACGGAAAAAAAATAACAGTATCAAGTAATAATAAAGGAACTAAAATTGTTTTAAAAACAGGTGATATGCTTGTTTATAAAGGTATGGAGTTAGAACATTGGAGGGAAGAGTTCCAAGGTGATAACTGTTGCCAAGTTTTTTTACATTACAACGATCAAAAATCTAAAAATGCACAACAAAATATTTATGATCGTAGAAAACATTTAGGACTTCCTTCTTATTTTAAACAATGATATAGGAAGATTGGGGTAAGTCATACCACCAACCACCTTGACTTATCCCTTTATAAAATAATATCAATCTCAATACATATCTGATAATAAAATTAAATGAAATTTATGTTAATATTAAAGGTATGTTCTGCTGTATACATGAATTGTTTACCATCTATGAACGATAGTTTTGTATTTAATTCTTGGTCAGAATGTGCTAGTGCAGGTTATCTACGTTCTATTAAAATAATAAATAGTATGGATAGTAATGTAGTGAACGCAAATAAAATAGTTGTAAATTTTAAATGCGTACAAACAGAAGAATCATAGGAGTTAATATGGATAAAATGATAGGAATATTTTTAGAAGAAATAACAAACTTTTGGAAAAAAGTAAAAAGCTATGTTAAAAACAAAATTAAAAAAATTGTCTGCAAGTGCAAATGCACAGAAAAAAATTAAAGAGTACGCAGAAAAAAATAATAGTATTCGCATCTCATATCATGAGAAAGTATGTGCGGAACGTATGAAAACTTTATTTAAAGCTATAGATGAAATGAGAGCAGATATAAAAAATCTACACTCGGATATGAACAAAGGAAAAGGTGTTATAAATTTCCTAGTTGTTATTGGTGGCACACTTGCGGTCATTCTAGGTTTTTTTAAATGGGATGGCTAGACGCAGACAGACAGCTTCCGTTGGTTTATACAATGAACTCATTGCTCAAGCTAACTTTGCCAAAGACCCCAACAAGATTGTATTCGTACCAGCCATGGGTAAAGGACCAATAGATATGGTAGTACTAGATATAAAAACAGGAGAGTATCAAGCATACGATGTTAAAGCATCTAACTACAGAAAAATTAAGAAAACCATGATATATAGAGGGTTGACAGCAGAACAAAAAAAATTAAAAGTTCAAATATATTATAACAAATGAAACTTACAGCTAACATAACTTTAGACGAACTTTGTAAATCACAGGTTAGTGAACGTAAAGGTATTAATAATAATCCTAATCCAGCTCAAATAGAAAATATAAAAGCATTAGCAGTAAACGTGCTTCAACCGATACGTTCTCATTTTGACAAACCACTTATAATATCTAGCGGATTTCGTTGTGCAGAATTATGTGTTGCTATAGGATCTTCAATTAATTCACAACACGTAGCAGATGATGGTGCTGCTGCAGCAGATTTTGAAATACCAGGTATAGATAATTTAAATTTAGCTATATGGATAAAAAATAATTTAGAGATAGATCAAGGAATTCTCGAGTTCTATCGTGAAGGTGAACCTACAAGCGGATGGATTCATTGTAGCTATTCAACTAATAATAATAGAAACCAATGGCTTAAAGCTAGAAGAGAGGAAGGTACAGTTAAATACTTACCTTGGACTATATAATGGCAAGAGATTACAAATCAGAATATAATAATTATCACTCATCATCTAAACAAAAAAAAGATAGAGCTGGTAGAAATACTGCTAGACGAAGAATGAAAAAAAAATATGGTAATAGTATATTAGGTAGAGACGTAGATCATAAAGATAGAAACCCTAGAAATAATAGTGCAGGTAATTTAAGAGTACAAAATAAATCATCTAACAGATCAAGGAACGGATAATTATGTGGTTAAATTTATTAGGTATGGGATTAAAGACAGCAGGAAAATTATATTCTGACAAACAGAAAACTAAAGAAGCTCTATCAGGAGCTAGACTACTTCACGCAGAGAAGATGCGGACAGGGGAGATAGAATATCAAGGTAAAGTATTTGAGCATCAGAAGGGAGACTGGAAAGATGAGTTCGTCTTAA